GCTCAAACTCATCGTCTTCAGTGATCATTTTTTTCTTTCAGTTTGGCTTCCACGGTACGGGCAAAACCAGGTGTTATTCCTCCAGACTGATACCAACAACTGTCAATCTCCTCGTTCGTCAGCCCTACCCACGGGCGCTGTGCTGTTGGTGGGGTGGTGTAAAGATTAGTCCCGATTGGCAGTCCGTTAATGTCGGCTTCCTCAAAGTCAATATCGCGTTTTCCCGGTGCTCCATAACAAACCCACGCCACAGGCTCCTGCTCTGGCTGTGCTTTCTTGCCGTTTTCAAAACCGATCTCGTATGCAATCTTCAGAGCCGCTTCGTAGTCTGCGATGTAGCCTTGTGCATCGTCATCGTCCAGCTTGGCTTTTGCTGCTTGGCGCTTTGAATCAAATCCTGTCATATCACATATCCCACAACAAAGCCAATCACCAAGATCACACACACGACCGCGATGGCAACGGCAGTGTCACCCCAGCCCCATGCGAACAGGTCTTTTACTTCATCGTCTTTCATTTGGTTTCTCCTTTCGCAATTGCTGCACGGGCCTGTTCACACAGTTCACGAAATGATTTATTTTCACCGTCAAGCATTTCTTTCAACGCCGCTATCAATTCTTGATTGCTCTCATGGAGTCGGCGCAGTTCGGCGGCGGCTGAGTCGCCTAGTATTGCGCCAACTTTTTCTGTTTCCAGACAGTCAGCCAGCCGCAAGGCTTCTGGTTGTGTCATGCTTTCCTCGCTTTCAGCATTGCGTCTGCCATATCATAGGCGTCACGGGCACACCCATCCTCCATGCTTAATGGGTGTAAGTAGGAATAGGCCAACATCCCCTCCATCGCCTTCGCTGCAAAGTAATCGCGCAGGGTCATGCCTGATTCATGGGTAGTAGTAACGCCGTGTCCGTGGTCTAGGATGTTGCGCGGAAACGCTGGGCCTCCTGTGTTTGTTGTCATGTCAACTCCTTTAGTTGTGCCTTTAAGCGTTTGTGAAAGCTATCCTCGCCATCGTCACCAGACAGCAGCCAGTCAATGCGTTGTGCGTAAACGTAAGCTAGCTTCAGTGCCTTCACTGCCTTCTTAAACTCGGCAATAGTTTCAGGGCTATAGTGACTGCCAATGTTGTTGCCCCACTCATTCTTCTCGGTGCTGTCGTTGGTCAGTATCTCGCTACCTATGTCATCTGCCATGTCCAGCAGCGTGTGCTGCTTGTAGTTAAAGTGTCCGCCGCTCATAATGGTGCGTCCTCATGGTTTGCCGGGTTGAAAGGCAGCTTGCCCATTGGCACGGCTGGTGGTAATTCAGTGGGGAAGGGCCAGACGTTCATGCCCATCGTTTAGTCTCCCAGTTATACCGGCGGCTTAACACATAAGATGCCATATCGGCGTCGGTCATCGGAATGGTCACTGGCGCAACATAGGTTTTAACGCGCTCGGGGAATGGTTTGGTTCTGGCGTTCCACTCATCTGCTATCCGTTTGGCGTGTGGCTCAGTCGTCACAACGGCACCAGGCTTCTCCAGAAAATTCAAACAGTTGATGCCGTGCCGATTCATCACAGCCCACCAAACTGGCCCTATCTGTTCAGCCCGGTACGGCCCAATGCCAAAATACTTTGATGGGATAGCAGTCATACTGCCTTCTCCGCATCAGCCAAGAACTTCCGCAGGCGCTTAATCCTAGCGTCTTTGTAGCTGACCACACTGGTGGCGTACTCCACCGCACTGTGGGCCTCCAGCCGGTGCAGTTCAGCCTCTGCAAGTTCAGTAGCTGCCATCTCGACTGGCGTAAGCCGCCTACTCATCCTCTTAAATTGTTGCATTAGGGTCATGGTCGTTTTCCTTCTTTTAGTATCTCCATCCGTTCCCGGCTGGCGCGTAAGGTGCAGTAGCGTTGGTGAATACGCTCTAGCATGGACACTCTGCGGTGCTTCAATCGTTCCTCGTCCAGCAAAGCCAACAAGTCGGCCTCACTGTAGTTGGGCAATTCACTTTGAAATTTTCTCCAAGTCAGCAATTCTCTTCTCCAGTTCGGTGATATGGGCAGTCACCTTGTTGTAAGCCCGACTCGCACTGTTGTGCGTCCGGGTGCGGATTGCAAGTTCGGCCTGTGCAGCCCTCAACTTAGCTTTGAGTTGGGTTAGTCTGTTCATGTCAAGAAGTTTAGCACAGAATAACTATTTCTTCAACATCATTCCTGATGCTGTACCAGGGTCGATCACGATCCAGCCGTTTTCATGGACTTCAATCAACTTAGCGTCCAGCAGGTTGCTGATGTATCGGGCGTTCTTGCCATCAATCAGATTGCGGCGTGAACCGGCTGCAAGCGCCCCGGCAAAGTTTGATATGCCATTGGCAACGGCGTAGTCGCGCAGCACTGACTTGGTGAGGTAAGGTGCGCCGCCTCGCTCCTCCGCGCCTGATGACCACCAAGCCTTCTCAAAGTCGCCAAACCCAAGCGACTTATCCTTTTGTTTGGACTCTGGCACTTCGCCCTTCACCACCACCGCACTGGTAACGGCCTCGCCATCTTCATCCAGCCAACCGGGTATTGCCACCGATTCCAGGTCAACATAGACCGGCGCTGCCATCTCGGCGTCTTTGCTTTTGCGCTGCACGATTTCAATGGACTTGTCGCCCTTGGCGGGTATGACGCTGATCTCAATGTCCAAGGCTCCACGCCATGCGGATGAGCCTCGCGCTCGGTGCTGGGCTTCCTCTGAAACGCCTGTGTGGTGAACCAAGATGACGGTGCAGCCAAACTCTTGCATGAGTGCCGCGCAGGCGTCCAGCATGGTCTTGGCGTCTTGGGCGCTGTTTTCGTCACCAGCCATAAAGCGGTGCAAGGTGTCCACCGTGATCACATCAGGCTTGATCTTGAGCACCCGTATGGCCTCCACCACCTTCAAGTACCCCTCGGCAGTGTTAAGGTCTACGCCTGACTTGCTGACCCACATATTGAGGTTGCTGACGCTGTTGTGATGCTTCCAGGCTGCAATCCGTGAGCGCAGGCCGTGATGGCCTTCACCAGCCAAATACACCATGTTGCCGGGTCTGACCTTGTGGCCGAACCAAGTGGCTTTGCCTGATGCAATGTGCAGCATCCAATCTAAGGTAACAAACGTCTTGCCGCCACCGCTGGGGCCATGCACCATTACCAAGGCCTTATCCTGTATCCAGTGCTTTACAAGCCACGAAATGGGCGCTGGCTGCGCTGAAAATCCGTCGGCATGGATAAGGTAGTCCATCACTGGTGCAGGCGGCTTGAGCAACAGAGCCAAATCATGCCCCGCTTGGACGTAATCATTAGCATCCCCCGGCACTGGCGGTGTTGTCATGCGTACCCCAAACTTTGCGCTAGCCTGTTCGGCGTAGCGCTGCCCAACTCCACTAGCGTCATGGTCAGCCACGATGCAAATGTCCAGCGTGGGATGGCCTTCTTTGAGAATCCCGGTCACCGGCACTAGGTTACTGGCGCTGTAAGCCACCGCGCAAGGCTGGCCTGTCACCTCCGCTATGGTGGCTGCGGTTGCAAATCCCTCGGCAATGTACAGCGTTGTGGCGTCATCCATGCTGCCGACCAGCCAATACATCGAGCCGGTCTGTCCACCAGGGTGATACAGCTTTCCACCTTGATGGTCAATGTATTGGATGCTAGATAGTTCGCCATCTAAGTTGTACAGAGGCACCATCAGCCTGCCGTCGCCTGTAATCCGTGCGCCATGCGTCTTGATGCCTTTGCGTTGCAAATAGGGATGCTCTGCGCTTGCTGCCCCTGCCTGCGACCAAATGAGATCAACGGTGTTGGCAGCTACCTCACGCGCCTTTTTCACCTCGGCATCCCGCTGGGTCTTGGCCTCCGCCAAGCGCCGGGACTGCGCCATCTCCTCCACCGGCGTCAGGCTGCGGCCAATGTCTGCTTTCCACGATGACTCAAACCCTGAGCGCCAGCAGCCAAAGCGCCCAGCCGGTACGCCATCGGAGAAGACCACATACCAACCCGGCTTGTCGTGACCTTTCTCGCCCTTGGTGCCACTGTTAAAACGGTGCAACTTGCCGTCAAGGTGGATGATGTCCGGTGGCTTTAACCCAGCGCCAAGCATGGCATCTTTGAGTTGTATGTCAGGCGCATCAACGTGCTTTTGAGAGGGCGGCGACCAAGGACCACCGAGAATATTTGAGAGGTCTGCCATTTATTTATCATCTTTCGTCATAAAGTTGTTGACACTGTACCATGATCCTGTGCTACACTGCAACCACGCTTCGAACTGAGTTACAGACGGAAGCGCAACTTAGGAGAGCCAACATGGCTATTTCGTTAAAACGTACTGGCGGCCTTGCAGCCAACGGTGTCAAGCTGCTTGTCTACGGGCAAGCAGGGGCTGGCAAGACCAGCTTGATTAAGACTTTACCGCATCCCGTGGTTCTGTCTGCTGAAGGTGGGTTGCTGTCTTTACAGGACGCTGACCTGCCGTATCTGGAGATCACCAGCATGGAAGACTTGCGTGAGGCTTACGCTTGGGTAGCGGATTCAGACCACAAATCAGTGGCGCTGGACTCTATCTCGGAGATTGCAGAAGTTTGTCTGAATCACGAAAAAAAGGTCAACAAAGACCCACGCGCTGCCTATGGCGCAATGCAGGAACAGATGGCCGACATTATTCGGGCCTTCCGTGACCTGCCCGGACGCCATGTCCTGATGACAGCCAAGCTGGAGAAGACTCAGGATGAAATGGGCCGGGTGCTGTATTCGCCTTCCATGCCGGGTATCAAGACCGGGCAGGCTTTGCCCTATTTCTTTGATGAGGTCTTGGCGCTGCGGGTTGAGAAGGACGCCGAGGGCAATACCCAACGCGCCTTGATGTGCGACAGCGACGGCCTGTGGCTTGCCAAAGACCGTAGCGGCAAGCTGGGTGGCTGGGAAGCGCCTGACCTGGGCGAGATCATCAACAAAATCGGGGGTGTGGCATGAAGATCAAAATCATGGCCCATGTCCATTATCAAAAGTTTGAGTGGGAAGAAGAAGGGCAATACAGAATTGCCTCATTCAAGATGGATGACACCGAAGACCGCACTTATGTCGGTCAACAAGAAGTTGAGTTTGACGCGCCTGAAAACTACGATCCTACCGCTCAAAAGATCGCGGCCTTGCAGGCTCTCAAACAAAAAGCGCAAGATGATTTTGCAAAGTCAATCTACCAAATCAACGAAAAGATCAGCAAACTGCAAGCACTGGAGTACACCCAATGAACACTTTATATCAACGCTGGCTTGACGCCAAAAAATTAGAAGCCACGGCAGTTGCCGAGCGCCGGGAACTGGAAGACCTGATGGTCGAGACTTTCGGCATACCAAAGGACTTGGATGGCACTGTCAAACACGCCATTGACGGTTACGTCATCAAGACCGAGGGCCGCATCAACAAAAAGATTGACGCCGATAAACTCCAGATGCTGGCCGCTGAAGCTGGTCTGTCCGAACACCTTTCCAGCCTTTTCCGCTGGAAGCCCGAAATCAATGCAAAGGCATGGAGCGCGGCCGCTGACGCCGTGACCGGGCCTCTGATTGGTGCTATTACGTCCACCCCTGGACGCCCCACTTTCACTATCACAAAGGAATAATCATGGCTTTCCTCGACGAAGAATTCAGCGTTGACTCGCTGCCCGTTTCCACCTCCAACTTTGAGCCATTGCCTGAGGGCTGGTACAACTCCAGCATCACAGGCGCTGAGATCAAGGCTACCAAGGCTGGAGACGGCAAGTACATTGCTGTCAAGTACACCATCACCGGCCCGTCGCATCAGGGCCGGGTTATCTTTGGCAATCTCAACATCAAGAACGCCAGCACTAAGGCGGAAGAGATCGGACGCCAGCAGCTTGGCGAGATCATGCGAGCCATTGGCTTGGCAAAGGTGCAGGACACTGACCAACTGATTGGCGGCAACCTTGGCATCAAGCTGGTGGTCAAAACGGGTGAGTACGCCGGGAATGAGATCAAAGGCTACCGTGCCTTGGGTGGCGTGACACCGGCTGCTGTAGCCCCGTTCAAGCCTATTGGGCCTGCTGCTGGTGCGCCTGCTGCGAAGAGCGCGCCGCCTTGGGCTAAAAAATAAGCAAAAAAAGACCCCGCTTTTAACGGCGGGGTCAACATGAGCAACAACTAACAGGAGAAAACACCGTGCAAATACCAGAGCCAGAGATTACCATAACTTCATTGATTGACTCCGCCCATCAATCAAGAGCCGAGAAGCCCCGCGCTCACATGGGTTGCAGTACGTTGGGCCATCACTGCGAACGCTGGCTTTGGCTGTCGTTTCGCTGGGCGGTGGTTGAGAAGTTCCAAGGCAGGATCCTGCGACTGTTCCGGCGTGGTTTCAATGAGGAAGCGCAAATCATCAGCGATCTCCGCGCTATTGGCATGAGCGTATCAGGAACCCAGCGCCGGGTGAACTTTGGCAGTCACGTTAGCGGGAGCCTAGACGGTATTGGCAAGGGTGTGCCGGGTGCGCCAAAGACTGAACACGTTCTGGAGTTCAAGACCCATTCGCTGAAGTCATTCAATGACTTAGAGAAGAATGGCGTGGCAAAGTCTAAGCCCCAGCACTACACCCAATGTCAGGTCTATATGCACGGCACTGAACTGAAACGCGCCTTGTATGTTGCCGTCTGCAAAGACGATGACCGCATCTACACCGAGCGGCTGGAGTATGACCGTGACCATGCCATCAAGGCAATTGACAAGGGCCAAAGGCTGGCGCTGACTGACCGCCTGCCACCACCGATAAGCACTGACCCGACTTGGTTTGAATGCAAGATGTGTGCAGGCCATGACTTCTGCCACGGGTCAAAGACCACAAAGCAGGTCAACTGCCGTACCTGCGCCCACATCACGCCATTGTCTGATTCGACATGGCACTGCGCCAAGTGGGACGCCATTGTGCCAACTGACGCGCAACTTACAGGCTGCGAGTCTCACGTTATCCATCCTGACTTGGTGCCGTGGAAACGCTTGGAAGGGCCAAGCGATTGGGTGGCAGTCTATGAGATTGAAGGACAAGGCATTGCCAACGGTGAGCCGGGTGAGGGGGTGTATGGGTCAAAGGAACTGCTGGCTAATGCTGCGGCCTGCGTGGCTGCTGATCCGCAGGTTATGGCGTTGCGGAAAGAGTGGGATGGAAGGGTAGTGGGGTGAAACATGAAACAAGAACCATGCACCTTTTTGCAGGTCACGGCGGTGGACTCCTTGCCGACCTCATCCTTGGACACACCCCAGTTGTCGCTGTTGAGTGGGATGCCTATGCCTGTCAAATCCTCAGAGAACGCGCAGCAGACGGATGGTTCCCCGGCTTGCGAGTGTGGGAGGGGGATGTTCAATTGTTTGATCCATCCGAGTACACCGGCATCGTGGACATTATTCATGCGGGATTCCCTTGCCAAGACATTAGTGTCGCTGGAAAGCAAGCAGGCGTATCTGATGGAACCCGATCAGGTCTTTACCGTGAAGTCTTGCGAATCGCTAGCGTGGTACGACCAAAACAGTTGTTCTTGGAGAACGTATCAGCAATCCTTTCTAACGGACTCGGAACCGTACTTGGAGACTTGGCCTCGCTGGGGTATGACACAAGGTGGCTTTGCATACGCGCATCCGATGTCGGAGCGCCGCATCACAGAGACAGATGGTTTCTCTTGGCTACCTACGCCGACGAGCTCAGATCCCGAACTGGAGCGCCGAGCGAAACACGGAAAACATTTCCAGACCAGTACGGGGACGGTTCGCAGGAAGAACGAGGACGGGTCGAGCTCAATGCTTGGCCTTGCGGGTTATGTGCGGATGTGGCCTACGCCAACGGCCCGTATTCACAAGGGGGGGGGGAGACAAATGATACGCAAGGACGGCAAGAGCCGCATGGATATGCTGGATTGGGCAGTGGAGAAGGATGGTGGGCGATTGAACCCTCAGTGGGTAGAACATCTGATGG